AAGCCATTGACGAATAAGGTCTCATCTGTGTTGAACACCACGTGGAACAGGAATTTCTGTTTGGGCATCAACTTGAAATTGTCGTCTATATACAATCTCGATGCGTGTTGGTAGTCTTTCATACCTGGTAATCCGTCCTGGAAACCTTTTAGGAAGTTGTTAATGCTTGGCATACTCGTATTTATGGCCACAAAAAAAGCGCCTATAAAGACGCTTTTAATGTTATAATTGCTAACTTAATTTTTTTTATTACTGTCCACCACCTGTACTTAATGTACCGATCGTTCTAGATACTGCTGTTCCAATTCCTGTTCCTGTTGGAGTTTGGATTGCGTTGTCATATCTTACTGACATTGTGATAGTTGCTGGTTCTGAAGTTTGGTATGCTAACGTGTTGTAGTTGACGTTTTCAACGTATGCACCATACAACTCAAATGTTTCTAACACATTTGGTGTACTTGCTCCGTTACCACCATCAAGCATTTCAATTCTGCCTGTGAATTTGTAGTCGATACCAGATGCCGCACTTGATTGTTCAAAGAAGTCAAACTGTTTCTGGATCTGTTCACCGACCAGTTTAGTCACTGAGTTGTTCACATCATCTCTTAGAGTGATTGTGATTGGATCCCAAGTGTGTTTACCTGCAACGTATACTTTTGAGTTGTACACATCTAGTGTCACTGTGTCAAAAGTCAAGTTGGGTCTTGTGATATCCATAACCTGTTTTGTTAGTTCTGATCTTGGTGTTGATACTCCAAAATTTTCAAGTATTGCTCTAAAACGATACTGAAGTTTTGGCATCAATAAGCCTTGTGATGCAGAACTCTGATCGTTTGCTAGTGGTACTGTAAATTTTGATAAAGTTGATATTGCCATGTTTCTCTCTCCTATTTATTCAAAAATTAGTTCCCTAATTTTGCAATTTCTCCTGTGTTTTTAATTCTCAACGGTATGTAGATGAATTCAACTGATTTGATTGGCTCAATTGCTATATCCACATAAAGTTCGTTCCTGTCGATCCTTGTAGGTGTGTTGTTCGTTTCATCACAAACTACTAGGAAGTCATATAATGCTCTCTGTCCCGTCAACTCCAACAAGAATGATTCTATTGCACCCTTGATCTCGTTTCTCGTCAGTTCATCATTTGGTTCAAAGATAAATGGTTTTCCAATTGCGTCTAACTGTGTTCTTAAGTAGACTGCTAATCTTGAAATGTTGATCCTGTCTAAGGCCGAACTCGCTGATGTTTTAGTCAAGTTACCAAAGTTCACAATTCCCGCACCTGCGAAGAAAGTGATTGGGTTAATTTTAACTTCGTGCATTGAATCTCTCACTGACTCCGTAACAGATATTGTTTTGAACTCACCACTTGCTGTGTCTATGTAACCAACTGCTGTTGCGTTGTCAACTACACCTCTTCTTGTTCCTGCTGGTGCAAACCATGGGAAAGCGATGTTATCGTTGTTAGCCAATGTTCTCAACATCATGTGTGATGGTGGAACAACAATTGATTTACCTGTGTTGTCTGTTGTCAAACCTGATGGATAAAACACACCCAAGTAATCACTTGCACTTACAAGACCGTCTTCACCGTTGTCCAGTGCTGACGCTGTGTTGTTAGCCCAGTTCTGTATGCTAGTTGATGTGCCCTCTAATCTTAATGGAGTGTCACCAACTACAAATGCAGTGTTGTTTCTGTCTGTGTTTAAGTTGATCATGTTTGAGATCAATTCTGGATAACCAGGACAAGCAATAGCGTTGAAGCCTCTTTGGTCTTCTCTGATTGCTTGGTTCGTGTCAATCTCTGATTTAAGTTGTTCAACAATTACTTTTCTCTGTGCTTTTCTACCAAAAGATCCGGAACCGTCTGCGTTGTTGCTTGATTTAGTGACCCATCTGTCTGGGAAGTAAGTTGATACGCTCTCGTTACTTGCTCTGATGTTTCCTAAACCTGCTGATCCTGATCCAGGATATTTCGCAGTTGTGATGTAATTGTTTTTGTATTCTTTTACATTGTAACCTGATCTTCTTGTGTTCCATAACATGATACCTTGTGGGTAGTTGTCTGGATTTGGAGCATCTGGATCTAGGAAGCCATCGCTTAATAAATCTTTGATGCTACTAGAAGTTCCTGCACCACCTGTTGACAATGTATCTGCCTTGTCAGCCGCTGTGTGCAATCTTGCATCTGCGAACACGATACCGTCTTCTGTGGTTTGGTCTGCCTTGTCAACTAGTTCCCAAGCCGCACCTGATGTAGTTACTGCAACTTGGTTCGCTGTGTTTGTAGAACTTAGAGTTGCTGATGTGTTGTATTTGTAAAGTTTTGGATAGTTCTCAAGATCGCTTGTATCAATCCATAAGTCGTTAGTCACAAGTGCAGTACCATCTGATTGTGTAGTTGGTGCTGTTGCACTGAACTGTGGACCACTTGGATCTGTGCTTGAGTATGCTGTTGCGTAGCCAACAAAAGTTGTACCGTTGTGTGCCATGATGTCCGCTTCGTCTGTCGCAGTGTGATACCATAATGTGCCGTCTGCTGGCTCATTACTTGGTGCACTCGCTGAAGCAGTGTAACTTAATCTCTTCCAGTGACTCGCTAATATACCTGTGTTTGCTGTTGAGTCAAGTGATTCACCAGTTGGTAGATCATACAAGTTGTCGATCAGTGTTGAACTGTTCGCTGTGTATGTTCCATAACTGTGTGCCGTTGTTGCACTGAAACCTGCGTCTGCTAATGGTGTTCCCGATGTGTCAAACATTCTGAAGTCACCCCCCAGTGCGTGTGTCATCTGGATAGCACCTGTTGATAGTTTAGTTGCAGAAACGTTTGTTAAACCTGCCGCACTCACCGCCGCCACAAATGCATCTGCATCTGTACCACCCAGTGTTACTGTTACTGCACTGCTTAATGCTTCTTGGTTTTTCACTGATTCTTGTATTGAGAAAGTCTCTGAACTTGTGAAAGTTGGTGATGTGCTGTTACTTGTGATAGTGGTTGCACCACCTTCGTGTCTGAAAAATTGGAAGTCTGCAAGATTTGGTGTTGTATCTGCCACGCCCGAAACGTCAGCACCCATGCTTTCTTCAGTAACGTTGTACTGTGCGTACACTGTTCCTGCTGTCAAAGAAGTTCCACCGTTCGCCGCGTCTAGGTTATAGATCGCAGAGTGGTGTGTAGCATAAAGTGGACTAGCAACTTGAGAGAAACTAGCACTTGATGTGCTGTAAAGTTTAGCAACAAGAGCCGCACCTGAGTTTGCCGAAGTTGTTTTAAACCAAACTGAACCGTTAGGTCTGTTCTCATCTGCTGTTTTCCAAGTTGGTCTGTTAGTGTGTTTTTCTTGTAAAAGTTTTACACCATTTTTTACACCTGCTGTAATTCCAAGGTCTGCTAATAGTGTTCCTGTGTGTGATTCAAATCTGATCGTGTTAGCACCACCTGTTGAGTCACCTAGGTTCTTACCGTTGTGGAAGATTTCTAAGTTACCTGTTGTAGCATTTACACTTGCTGTTACGTTAGTAACACTTGATCCGATAACTGCCGCAACGTTAGATAGTGTTGTACCACTTGTTGTGATAGTCACACCGTTCATTACTATTTTGTGACCACTTGTAACTGTTGTTCCTGAAGCAACTGTCACAACCGGTAAAGATGTGTGCCATGCTTCTGAACCAACCTGTACCCAAGTGTTACTTGCTGTCTTCTTGTAGATCTTGTTTGTAACGTGTGTTGTAGATCTTGTTTGTAACGTGTGTCGTGTTGATTGCGTAATCACCAATTGTTCCAATTGAAGTTTTAGGTGCACCAGTAGAAACACCGCCAACTAGATCACTTGTTGAAGTGATAAGTGTTGGAGTAATTGTTGTGAATGATTGGTTAGTCTGTGACCACTCAAATAAACCGTAACTGCTTGATGCAAGGTCAAACCAGTATGTTCCATCTGTTGGTGCCGCTGTAGGTGCCGAGGCACTTCCAACTAAATCTGCCGTGTCCACATTCGCTCTTAGGACGTATGCTCTGTTGGCAACTCCTAGGAAACTGTAAGCCGCTTGTAGTCCGTATTCATTTAACTCATAACCGTTAAGCGAAGTTCCTGATGCGTTTGTGTAAAATTTTGGATCTCCAAAAGTTTCTGTTAATTCTCTTTGAGACGAGATCAAGTAAGCAGTGTTGGCGTTAGCAGTAGTTGTTCCTACAGCCGTTCCGTCTCCCGCTCCATTCGTCTTGTCCTGTGATGATGCTACTATGAATAGTGGTGTTGTACCCGCATCTGATGGTACATAAAAGCTCTCATTTATTACTGAAACTTCTACTCCTGGTGATGTTAATGCCATTTTTCGTATTCTCCTTGCAAGTTACGTATATACTAGAGTTATTTATTCAATCATACGGTTTTGTTAACATAATTTACCGTTTTCGTGGTGCCTATATAGGCGACGTAAATACACACATGCAGTACAAGGACAGACCCATATGCAAGGAGTGTAAGGCTAAACCCAGGGCATATGCTTATCAACGTAATAACAAAATATACTGGCGTAGCCTGTGTGACTCCTGCATAAGGAAAAAAGCAGGAAAACGGGTAGGAGGAGTGACAGCACTGCAAAGATCAGGATACAAGAAGCGTAAGAAATGCGAACTGTGTGGATTTAAAGCACAGGACAAAGAACAACTGGATGTGTTGTTTGTAGATGGAAATCTTAGGAATACTACTGCTACTAATTTAAAAACTGTTTGCGCCAATTGCCAAAGGCTGGGCAGTACCCGAAGGCTCGGATGGCGTGTGGGAGATCTTGTTGCTGACGATTAGGTCGTCTATTTTTGCGTATAATTCTTCTTTTGAGCCATTGTTCTCAATGACGAAATCAAACTCTTCTTTTGCCCATGCATATTCAGAAGAATGTATTCCCTTGGGTTCGATATTGCCTTCTGTGTAATTGACAAACCAGTCAGGATCTTGTCCTCTTTTTACGAGTATTATTTTGCCACCTTGTTTCCTGATCTGTTTTACTTCGTTGGGAAATCGTGTATCTGCTATGACTGTATTTTGTCCTTTGTATCTACCTATACAACCGTCAACCCAAATTCCGTCATACATTTGACCACGCATTACTTCTGTGCCAAAAAACTGTAACACCCATCTTGGCGTTGTGGGTTTTCCAAACTTTTCACTCCAAAATTTGTCTGGCTGTTCTCTCCAGTGTCTACTGGATTCTGTGTCTCCTTCGAGCATACTTCTGTCCCAATTGAACATCGATGCAACAGCATCTTTCAAACTTTTAGCAAAACTGTCTTTTTGATAGCCATGTTTTTCCACGAGTCTATCCGCAACTGTACCCTTACCAGAACTTATTAAACCTACTACACCTACTAACATAGGTTTATTATACTATTTTTTTAGGCGTTTTTCAATGACTAATTTTGCTTCTTTTACCGCACCTAGGATAGATCTACGGATGTCTAATTTTTTACTTTTCAAAGCACCGATAGACATATTTTCTAGATCTTTAACTATTTCTTCTAGTTCGTCTATATTACAGTCTTTGTATTTTTTGTATCGAGAATTGTCCATGATACTGTTATTTAAAAATATATGATTATGAATTAACCAATAACAAAACTATGTGGTGTCCCACCTTCTTGGAAGTTTCCTATGTCTGCTTCCAGTCTTTCCATCTCTGCTGTGCCTTCGTTTTTCAAAGCATCACCATTAAGTGTTGTACCACCCTGTGGACCTGCGATAGTGTTGAATTTACCTCTCGCCTCACCTAACATTACTTTAGATACAGCAAGTGTGTAATCCCTGATCCATGGTTTGGAATAGATGTCCTTGAATAATGTGATGTCAGGTCTAAAGTTGTCAGTATGCATTAGTACAGTTTCGTCGTCTGCTCTTGGCCTCTGTGTGATTGTCAACTTTTTAGTAGCAACATCAAAGTGGAATTGGATAAAACTTCCAAACATTTTTCCAATCATTTCTTGGTATGAAGCGAATGCATAATAAGTTGCTAATCCACCTGTAGCACCTGCTCTTAAAAGATACGTATTTGTGTAGGCAAGATTGAAAGGTTCAAACAATGTTCCACCTTCTCCGCCTTCTGTTCGTGATCCAACAGTTCTTCTGTTCAGGTTTCTCACGTTGATTATTTCATCTGGTAAAATGTATGAATTTTGATTTTTCTTTAATTCTAAGAATGCGTATGACTCTTCCACAGCATTTGAAGATCTCTGTCTGAATTTATTGATTGCCCTTTCCAGCGCCGTTTGATAGTGTTTAGGGTCTAATTCAACGTCAATCATGCCGTCACCTAGATTGTTCTTAACGTAATCAAAAATTTCCTGTTGTCCTGTTTGTAGTTCTGACATGTACATATTTATAGCCTTTGCCTGTGCAATAAATATGTATGATATGCCAAGATTATCCATTTTCAAGCCCGAAAAGGGCAACGACTACAAGTTCTTTGATCGCAACATCAAAGAGATGTTTCAGGTGGGCGGAACAGATCTACATCTGCACAAATACCTAGGACCGTATGATCAAGGAGATACGAACAAAGATGGTGCGGCATCGCCCAGCCAACCTAGGGTAACTGGGAGTGATCTCAATGAAACAACCATACAAGATTTATTATTTTTAGAGAACAGAGATAGAAAATATGCCGACGACGTATATGTTGTTAGAGGCATATACAATGTACAGGATCAGGATTTCAATCTATCACAATTTGGTATGTTTTTATCTAACGATACGTTATTTTTAACAGTTCATCTAAACGATATAGTTGAAAGAATAGGTAGAAAACCTATGTCAGGAGATGTCATAGAATTTCCACACATGAAAGAAGATTATTCGTTGGATGAGAGTGTGCCTATAGCATTGAAAAGATACTATGTGGTAGAAGACGTTAACAGGGCCGCAGAAGGATTCTCACAGACATGGTGGCCACACCTGTTGAGATTGAAAATGAAAACCCTAGTTGACTCACAAGAATTCAAAGACGTGATTGGAGATGCAACCACAACAGGATCTGTTGCCAGTTACATGAGTACCTACAACAGAGAAAAAACAATAAACGATCAAGTTGTGGCACAGGCAGAACTGGATGCACCAAAGGCAGGATTCAACTACAAACAATATTACGTTGCACCCATAGATGAGAGGGGTAACATTAGGACAGAAAACGTCAACACAGCATCACAGAGGGCAAGTAGCAGTAATACAGTGAATGCCACAATAGACACTCCTGCAAGTTCGCACTACGGATTCTATCTAGATGGAGATGGTGTTGCACCCAACGGAAATCCCGCAGGGTTTGGAATATCTTTCCCAACATCTGGTGTAGACAAAGGTGATTACTTCTTGAGGACAGATTTCTTACCTAACAGGTTGTTCAGATATGACGGAGCCAGATGGGTTAAAATCGAAGACTCTGTAAGAATAACTACTACAAACAACGATTCCAGAGGAAATTACAAAACAAGTTTCGTCAACAATGCAACAGAATCAACAATTAATGGACTTACAGTGAAACAGAGACAGTCGTTGACCGATGCACTGAAACCAAAGGCTGACAATTAAGAATGTTACACTTTTACGAAGGACAGGTTAGAAAATTTCTCACTCAATTTATCAGGATTTTGAGCAACTTCTCTGTGGAAACAGGCAGGGGAAGTGACGGTGCTGTTAATTTAAGGGCAGTGCCTGTGGTGTACGGAGACCCAACAAGACAGGTTGCAAATATAATCAGGAACAACTCAGAGAACGCTCTACAGTACGCACCGAGGATCGCGGCCTATGTCAGAGAATTAAACTACGACAGGGATAGGATGCAGAATCCTTATCACATAGAGAAACAGCATTTACGAGAAAGGGGCATAGATTCTGACGGCAACTACACCAATGAGATGGGTGCGGGTTATACGGTTGAAAAAGTTATGCCATCTCCTTTTAGGATGGAGGTGTCAGCGGACATCTGGACAACCAATACAGATCAAAAACTACAGATCATGGAACAGATATTGTATCTGTTCAACCCAGACTTTGAGATACAGAAAACAGACAACTACATTGACTGGACCAGTTTGAGTTATGTTGAATTGACGGGTACTACTTTCAGTTCGAGGACCATTCCTGTTGGTGCAGATTCGGAGATAGATGTCGCCACATTGACATTCTCAATGCCCATATGGTTATCACCACCAGTGAAAGTCAAGAAACTAGGCGTGGTGCAGAAGATCATAATGAGCATATACGACGATGACGGCGGTATAGCAAAAGGGTTGATAGACGGAGAACTAGTGTCGCAGAGTTTCATTACGCCAAACAACTTTGGATTGTTGGTCACAGGAAACCAATTGAGACTGCTAGGAACAACAGGTGTCAATGTCAAATCAGGCGGAGATGGATTCCAGACAGGCGCCAACGAGCCCAACAACTATGATCCTTTTGAAACATTTGGCCCAGCAGTTAACTGGAAGGTGCTTTTAGATCAGTATGGCAAGGTCACGAATGGCACATCACAGATAAGATTGACACAACCAAACGGCAGTGAGATTATTGGTACTATAGCAACGACATCATTGGATGATACAATCTTATTATACACCATAGACGGAGATACCATACCAAGCAACTCATTGACAGCAGTCAAGAAGATCATAAACCCAGCAACATTTGATCCGGGCACACCTGCAAACGGTGACAGATATTTGGTGATAAATGATGTGGGAGATAGCACAGCCAGTTTCCAAAGTGCCACTTGGGGTACACTTGTGGCCAGCGTTGGTGATATCATAGAATACAACAGTGCAACATCAAAATGGAATGTGGCTTTTGATGCATCAAATCCAGATTCTACACAACACTATGTTACCAATCTTAACACAGGTATTCAGTACAGATTCAATGGTACAGAATGGGTAAAATCATACGAGGGTGTGTACACACAAGGTAATTGGAGCATTGTGTTAGACGGCGGAGCGGATCCAGGATACAACTCAAGCCTTGACGCTACCACGCCATAATTGTTATAATATAGCATGAAAGAAAATATAGTTTGTTCAGGTGCCCTGTTCTATGCGACCGGCACTAAACGTTTCCTGTTCCTACAGAGGACTGACAAGAAAACACAGGGCATGTGGGGATTGGTAGGCGGACAAGCCAAGTACACAGAATCAGCATTTGAAGGATTGAAGAGAGAAATTGAAGAAGAAGTAGGCAGTTTGCCTAAATTCAAAAAAGTAATCCCCCTAGAAATGTTCACATCAAACGATCAGAAGTTCTTCTTCCACACATATCTCGTGGCCATCGAATCAGAATTTATTCCTAAATTAAATGAAGAACATTCAGGATACTGTTGGTGTGCGTTTGAGTGTTGGCCCAAGAATTTGCACATGGGCCTAAAAAATACACTGAATAATAAAAGTATAAAAGGTAAGTTACAAACTATACTAGACTTGATTGTTTAACCAGCACTAATTTTTAAAGTACCACTATCGTTCCACAGTTGTCCTGCGTTGCTTGGGTCACTTGTTGGCAAGTTTGTCATCATTACAACAGCATTTGAAAATGTTTTTGCACCTGTAATTGTTTGGTCGTTACTTGTCAACACAGACAATGAAGTTGATGCACCTGCCTGGTTACGTAATAATTGTACCCGGTATCCATTGACAGTGGTTGAAGCACCACTGGTACTTGCACAAGACAAAGTCACTGTGGAGCCTGATAGGGCGGCTGTGAAAGTGAGTTGGTCTGATCCTTTGGTTGATACCTGTGGCCCTGTTGCCACGTATGCATCTGTTCCGTCTGTTACAACGAACACTTCACTGATAGATGCCGCTGATTCTGAACTGCTGTTTCCAACTATCACATAATGGGCACCATTGTATGAGTCTGTGCTGAATGTGTCAAATGCTGTTGAAGAACTTGACACAGTGACCTGGCCTACCGTTTTTGTGTTGTCACTGGATGCATCTGATTCTGAATCACCTAGTAGCACCCTGTACATCTTGACAGCGGTGTTGGGTTCGTTACCTGATGCTCTGAGTCTGACACTGCCGCTGTCAATGTCCGCAGTAAGACTTAATAATGAATTATTTCCTGTGAATGTATCGTTGTACATTGTGATAAATGCATCGGTGCCGTTGTGTACGACCAAACATTCTATGTTTGTCAGTTCTGTTTTCGTCGAATTGTTTGCACTGATATAATACTTGGCACCTCTGTACGATGATGCTGACCATGTGTCTAAGTTTTCTACGGCACTGTCCACATCTGTGTTTAAGATAAATGCTGTGTTGCCTGAACTTGATGCTGATGTGTTATCACCTAGCCCTATTTTAAAAAACTTGACTGAGTTCACGTCTGCTGTTCCTGTACCTCTTAATCTCACAGTTGTTCCGGATAAGTCAGCATCAAAAGCCACCTGTGTGTTTGAACCTGATCTCACAATACCACCTGTCCCTACGAAAGCACTGGTGTCATTGTGTACCAAACTCACTGCCTGTGTACCTATTTCGTTGTTGATCTCATCTAACGTGACCATCTGATAGAACACACTATCAAAACTTGTTCTATCGAAGGTGTCAACGTTAACAGCAGAAGTGGAAATACTGGTTGCCTCTCCTGTGCTTGTACCACTTGCTTCAGTCACTGTTGCTGTTTTGGCAATATTCACCCAACCAGACGAGTCGTATCTTTCATAGGTGTCTGTTGAGGTGTTGTATCTTATCATGCCAACTGCACTTGAAGATGGTCTATTTCCTGTTGTGCCCGTTGGCAGTGTTAATGCACCTGGTTCTAGTTTCAAGTTGTTGTGTGTGATGTATAAATCGTCGGATGTCTGTCCGTTGGCCCTGTAAATGTTTTCTGCCTCCATCACTAATCTTGCAAAATAAATCTTTGTGTTAGGATTACAACTTGCTCTCAGTCTTGCTCTTCCGCTTGAAACATCTGCTGAAAAAGTTGCAAGTGTGTTATTGGCAGTGATAACAAAACTTTCAGAAATAGTAGCACCTGTACCAGCATTGTTTACTGTCATTGTTATTTCAGAGTTTTGATATTCTGATCCTGATTCCATGCTAACAAAATATCTTGCTGATTTATATTTGAATACATCAAAACTGTCAACAGTTTCGACAGCACTGTCTATGTCTTTCTTGATGCCGTAATGGAAGTTATCAAACTCGCCTAGTTTGGTTTTAGTTCCTAGGTCCTGTCTGTAAAGTATTGCTGTACCTGTTGTGTTTCCACCCGACGCTGAACTTAATGTTACAGTTGCGCCAGATATTGCGGCACTGAAACTGTGTAGTGGTGTTCCTCTGCTTGATGATAATGCATAATCATCATGGAATACCGTTGTGCCGTCGTGTGTCAAACTCATCTCAGATATTTGATAGTCGCCTGCTGTGTCATCTTTAATGAGGATAACATATTTTGCACCTCTAATATCTGTCTTTGTGAATTGATCTAGTGTTGTGGCACTTGATCCTATGCTTGTTGATGTAGCAATTATTTTAGAGTTTGTATTTGCGACAGTTTCATGATGATCTCCTAATGCAATTCTGTATATTCTCAAATTTGTATGTGAAGATGTGTTAGTGGCCGCTGATATCTGCACCATGTCTCCTGATATTGCCGCAGTGAAGTCTGCAATCCTAGTTGAATCCTCGTTGACATTGTACACCGAAATGTAAGGTGTTGAATCGTCATGAACTATGGACACTTTAAGGTGTCCAACAAATCCGTTGTCTTGATCTTCTATGGTAACATCATAAATTGCACCACGATATTCTTT